CGCCAATAGGCCTCCGTCACGAGAGGAGAATGGCGCTTCCAGCACGTTTCGTGCTGGGCTTCTGAGGCTGGATTACCAGCGACAGGCATCGCGCGTACACGGCGCGGTGTGATGATTGAATTTTTAGGTGTTTTATGCTTTTTAATATTGGCGGACCTAGTCCGCGGTTTCTTTTACTTTTTAGTTTTCTATGGCTTGAAATGGATTAATCGACGTTCTGGATGCCGTTGGTCAACATGAGGGCAGCACCGGCCCCAGCGGGGCCTCCGAGAAGACCGCCCACAAACGAGGCGGCGGAACGCATCGCGGTCTTGTGGACGAAGTTGCCGAAACTCTGAGCGTTGCCGGCGAAAAAGCCAGTTACTTTAGAGCGTACTTGTTCAGCGACCTCGCGCACGAGCGGGCTCGCCTGGGCCAGCTCAGGGGCAGTCTGAGTAATATACCCGAGTCCCTGGGTCCCGAGGGGCTCACCTTCGTAGTTAACGATGACTTCGAAGGTGCCTACAAGCGTGTTAGCCTGCTGCCCAGCAACGGCCACGACAAAGGTGGGCCAATTGCCGGATCGCGTGTTATTCGCGATGTTCGACTTGGAGACAAGGTCGAACGCATTCTCGGTTCGGGGGTTGAGGGACCAAACGAATGGGTCTTGGGTGCCGATGACTTCAAGGTCGGTGAGCTGGGACATTACGGAGGTGTAAGTGATGCTCGAGCCAAGAAGCACGGACCCATCGGGAATGGTGCCGATAGTGAAAATGGACGACGGAATGTTGGTGGCTTGCTGAGGCATGTAGCGGATGCCGGCAGAGACGATGCGCACACCCTTGACCAAACCCATCCAAGAGGACAGGTTGGGGTCACTTGCAGAGAACGTTGATGGGAACGTCGCGGGAGCAGCGGTGTTGACGTACGCGAAGACGTATTGGTTGACATCTGGAGCGAAGAGGTACAGGGAATCACCGGCGGCGGACGTGGTCATGCTCTGGAGGAAGCGTGACTGGTAGACGATGGTGTTCTGCGAGAATTGGGAGGGGTAGCGGGCACCGGCGGCCTCGGGGCAGAAGGGGTCGTAGATGGAGCAGACGCGTTTAGCGATGGTGTCTGCCATGTCCATGCCCCGACGAAGACCAGGATGCCTAGGGCCACGACGGTGAGGAACCGGTCGACCGTTGGTGGGCGCAAGCTTGAGGGTTCGCTCGAGTCGTGCGGCGAGCTGCTGTATGGCGGCTGCAGGAGGGGGATTGGCTCCTCGGCGGCCACGACGGCGGCGGACACGCTTGCGTTTCTGCCCTGGCATGAGGGGTCCGATGAATTTGGCCATGTTGTGTTATCGCGAAAAAGAAAAGACGTGATGAGGTGTAATTGCTTAAAATGGGATGGAAAGGTCAGGTGGGATTAAATATGTTGATGCACCCGCAGCATCATGGCGGCTGAGCAGGTGGCGGCCCGGGCTGGCCGGGGCGGGTCCGCTGGCGGTATTGTTCCGCGCGTGCTCGGCTGCGTGCCTGACGTTTGGAGCGTGGATTGTGCGAGGAAAGTGCGTCCGCTCGCGCAGATTGGGAAAGAGAGGGAGGATTAATGGTACCGCGAGGAGCCACGGGGTGCGACTTGTCCTCGGGAGGTACGACCTCATCGTCGACGACCACAAAAGCGTCGGTACGCTTCGGTGGGGTCGGTGCTACCAACAAGGGAGGGTCCAATCCGGTGGTGGTCGTTGCGAGCCACGCATCGAAAAGGTGCTTGTCAAGGCCAAGAACGCCGAAGGCGTGATGGTCCATCCACGGGGCAGCAACGTTAACATACTGGTGCTCAGTGGGGTAGCGCGACCACCACGACCGCAGGGTAGCGGTCGAGGAGTCGAGAGAGAGGTCATTGTAGAGGGAGAGAATCTTGGCGCAGAACGGTCCGACGATGGGCGTGTCATGGTCTGTGAGGACATAGCCCAAACACTTCTGCTTGGCCTTTTGGGCGGGGGAGACATTGCTGGCCAAGGGGGGGGTGGTGTGGAGCTTAGAGAGGCAGCGTGAGAGATCACACATGGAGTTTGGGTCACCGTACCACACGTCGGGGCCGTACTGGCGGGAGAGGAACTCAACGCCGAACTCACCACGGCGGACGACCTCCGACTCAACGGAGAGGCCGATAGACTCAGCAGCACGAACGAGGGAGTCGTGGGGGAGGTTGCGCGTGACACCATCGTCACCGCCGAAAATGCAGCGGCAAAGGGCGGCCCAAGCGTCATGTGGGGTATGATAGTCACCGGTGGCGAGGTCCTTAGTCATGCGGTAACCTAGGTAGGTGCAGAAGGCATTGTCGACGGTGTTGAAGAGGCTGGTCTCGGGGGAGCCAGAGGCGCGCTCGTCCTCCTGCCTATACTTGATACCGCTGGGCATGGCGGCGCGGAGGGAACGTTGAGACGCGTGGAGATCGTCGGCCATGGAGTGTAGGCCGGGCGGGAAAGCGCGATGGAGTAGGGCGCTCTCGACGAGGCGGAGGATGTAATTGATGTGGCCATCGAACTTCTTGTGGTCGGTTTTCTCGACATAGTCGGCGTCCTTGCACACATCCACGACGCGCGCGCAAATCTCAGCAGGGGTCATACCAAAGGCGTACCAAGGCATGGTTTTGAAGTGCGCTGCGAGGGCGAGGGTGAGGCGAGAGTAATCGCGTTTGTCGGGAGTGTTAATGGTGGATATGACGCGCGGATCAGCGGGCTTGGAGTAGGTCTCGCGCTTGAGGAAAGACTTGATGCGCCGAGAGAGAGCAGCAAATTGTGTCTCAGCGTCCTCGAGCATGTGGCGCTGCGTGGGGCGATTCATCTGCTCGTAGATGTCATCAACTTCCACGGGTCGGAGCATGCCGGGGATGGGGATGCAGTGCGCGGCGAACTCCGATATGCAAGTGTGGACTAACGGTGTGAGGTCCTTAGGCTTGGGGGGGCTGGGATTGGTGCGTGGTTCGATGATGCGCTTGTCGACGGCTCGCTGTTCGTTACCCTGGGTGGCGTCGGGCGCGTAGCCCTCGTGGACGAATGGGGTCATGTAGGCTTGCATGGTGGGGCGGGCGTCGGGAGTATAGGCTCCGAACTGATAGCGCCGCACGGCGTCCTCCACGGGGTAGACGACGGCAGAAGGGCCGGGGGAGCGAATGCGGTGGTACTCTGTCAGCAAGAGGGCGAGTTGCTTGTTGCGCACGGCCTCCTCGGGGGTCTGAGGGTGGGCATTGATGTGAGATTCCACGGAAGGAGGGGTGATGTCGTGCTTGCCGATGCGAACGGCTGTGGAAATTGCGTCATCGGCGGCGATAGGTATGGTAGCACAGAGGAAGCCTCCACAGCGCGCAGTGGAGATACGGTGCACCTCATCCTCGGGACCAGTGCGGCCGATGAGGGAGATGCGCGTGAACCCGCTATCATGAGTGCGGAGGCGACGCAGCGGGGTGCCCAAAAGCAATTGCGGGAGCAAAGTCCAAACGCCGCGCCAGGTGGCGACGGGCGCGAGAGCGACGAGGTAATGGTCGGAAGACACGCGCCGACGCTCCACCATGTAAACGGTGGTGGCGCGTGGAATGAAGCCAAACGACCAACTCGTGGCGCGGATACACTCAGTGCTGTAATTCCAGACAGGGTGGGAGTAATGGCCACCCCCGGTAACACGGTAGTCAACCTGCGAGTTGGCATCGAAAGTGAATGAGTAATCCTCGCGCGTAGCAGCGGCGTCATCCGGTTGGAAGGTGTAAAGGAGAGTGGGGCGCGGTCGATCAGCCAACATGGTGGGCATGTCGACGTAATAGTCGGAATCGATGTGGATGTCGAGGGAGCTAGGGGGGGGCACATCTAACGTGGGGACGGTGGGGGTGTCTTTGTCCCAATACCAGCTGCGGTTTCCGCGGCGGTCATGGCGCTCATCCGCCTTGGAACGTTGTGAGAAGAATGGGTCGAGGTTGGCCACGCGAGCCACAGCCTCAGCGGTGGTTGAGGCGGTGTTGCGCGACCGAGCGGACTCGGGATGGGTGTGGCCTTCAATGCGGCGCGTGGCCACAAGCGGTGTGGCACGAAACGCGTGGCGCAGGAGGTCAGGATCGTAGGTGTTGGTGGCTAACCGACGCATGGCGATTGAAAAAAAGTAGCGGAGCCAGCCGGTGGAGTCGCTCGCCTCGTGGCGTGCCAGGTACCAAGATGTTGCGATATGCGCCAGGACGCACGCCACGATTACTCGTAGCAGGCCCCGGCGGAGAATTCTGGTCCACGCCTTCTTCGCCCACGTCATGGGCGGCATCAACCCGAACAGGGCTGGCATCGCTGGGGTGCGCCACGTCTTGGGCACCACTCGGCGGTATAGTAATGGAAATGGCCTGTCCATGACAGGGGATAACAAACAAGGTGTGAAGTATGCTTGTC